GGGTTGATGGTGGAGGTGGGGGGAGCGGGTGGGCCAGGGCCGGAGCCAACTCCCAACGAAACTAGCGATGCGGCGGGGTTACTGCACCCCTCCGCCGAAACTGGCCGTCGAGAGAGCAGATTTGAGGACATCCTCATCGGACATCGCCTCGGACATCGCCTCCTCGAAGGATTTGACCGCGCGGACCTTCTCTCCCTTGGAGTTGGTGCGCTCGTTGTAGGGGTTGAAGTCGCCTTCCTTGGCGGCAGGCTGATGGGCGAGAGGGTTGCGTGCAGGCGGGGTCAGGGTCGCCACGCGGTTCTTTTCTTCCAAGTCCTTGGTCGTCTTGGCTACGAGGTCGGCCTTGGCCGCGGCGAGTTCCGCCGCCTTGCGGTCGTTCCAGGTCAGCCGGTCCACTGCCTCGGAGATCTGGAGGAAGCCGTCCTTGTCCTGGAGTTTGTGATCGGAGGCGTAGCGGAAGGCTTGCTCGTAGTCCACGGTCACGCCTTTGGGGAGGTCCTTGGTGGCCTGAGTGAACTGGCTCTGGTACTGGTCGGAGAGGTAGCGGCCCACGGAGGTGTTGACGACGCCGGTCACCCGGCCGAGGCCGTCGGTCAGGGTGGATTTCAGGGAATCGAACTGGCCGGGCAGGGCGTCGAGTTTGGTACGGAGATCGGTGATGGTCTGGTCGCGGGCAGCGAGTTCCTGCTTGACCAGCTTGACCACGGGGCCGAGGAGGGGGTCGGACTCGTCGAGGGCGAACTCGGCGGCAGCGGCGGCGCGGATTTGGGCGGCGGAGGGCTGGGGGGCGGAGTCAGCGGCGCGGGCGGGGGCAGGAGGAACGATCTTCCCATCCTGCGCCAGCCAGCCTGCGCGGACAGCCTCCTGGAACTTCGCCGCGAAGGCGAGTTCGGCCTGGCCGAGGGTGTTCTGTCTCTGCTCGATCTGCTGGGTCAGGGCCTGGCGCTCGGCGGCGGGAAGGGCGCGGATTTCGCCGACCTGGACCGTGGACCCGTCAGGCAGGTTCAGGATCATATCGTCGGCGTACTTGGCGTTCGAGAGGATGTCGCGTAGTGCCATGGGGGATAGGCTCCTTTACTAAGGTTGACTGTTGAGGCCGGAGACGGGAGCGGAACCCTGCTGCCCGGTTGGGTTGGGGATAGCTGCGTTGTTGGCAATGGGTCCGGCGGCGGCGGTGGTGGCTGCAGCCTTCTCCGCTTCCTGAATCGAGTTGTCGAGGTACTTCACGACCTGGGCGAGGTTGCGCGTGACTCCAGGGAGCGTGAAAGCGGCGCGGGTGTAGAGCGAGACCGCGACGGACTTGATCGACGTGAGCGACTTCACCATTGCGTCAGGGTCGGCGTTCTGGAGTTCGGAGAGTTGCTGGGAGAGCTGGAGGCCGGCAGGGGTGGTGGGGGCAGAGGGTCCACTGGGTCCACCGGGTCCGCCTGGTCCTACTGCGCCCGGCCCCGCCGCGCCGAGGAGGGCAGGGGAGGGAGGAAGGGGTCCGCCGGGTCCGGCAGGGGGTCCTCCGGCGGCAGGTCCTCCCCCCGCCCCAGCGATCTTGCTAATTAGCTGCCGGGCCATCATCTGTGCGAGTGCGGGGTTGGGGGTTGCCACTGGGGTCTCCTTGAGGTGGGCGGGGTCGGCTGACTTGGCTGACTCGGCTGACTTGGCTTACTTGCCCGACCAGTATGGCTTGCCGCCGCCTTCGGGGATCAGGCCGAGGGGGTCCTTGGGCTGGGCCACGGGATTGTTATTGACATCCGGGCCGGGCTCGTTGCCAGTCCTGCCGACAGTTAAAGGGGATTTCAAAATTTCGGAGTTGAACGTATCCCCCATCGATTCCTTGATCTTAGCCATTGCGGTGCTCCTTCGGGGTGAGGGTTGGTGGTACGCGTGCTGCCTATTGCCAAATTGTCCGGGTTATCCGGCTGGCCGAATCTCTCGACCTTACCGCGCCGCTACTTCCGCTTCCCGCCCTTGACCCGGCGGTCGATCCGCTTCATCTGCGGAGCCACTTTGCAACACATGCCCGACATGCCTGACTTCTTCATCCGGGGTCTCCTTGGTGGGTTTTGGGCCGGGTTGGCAGGATCGCTCCCACCGCTCCAGCCCTCTGCCCTGTCTTCCTTGCGTCGCACATCGAACGCTTTCGGCGGGGAGGATGAGGTCTAGTCCCCCACCAGTTCCCACCTCCACCGCCGAACCGGGCCGAGCCAGCGAACCAGCCCTGCCCTACTTGCGAGCGGCGGTGCGCCGACGCCGCATGGATCGTCTTCCTCCACGAGCTGCCATCTGCGTACCTCCTTCGCTCCGGGTTGCCGGACAGGGTCGGCCAGCGAGTTGACTGGGCAGAACCGTCCGACTGGCTAAGAAGACGGGGCGCGAAGGCCAGCAGCACCGTCTCCGGGGTGAGTCAGCGCGAGGAGGTTCGGGAGGAGGAGGCAGTGGACCGCCCACCCCGCGAATTCTTCCTTGCTCTGGCACGCATGTCGCGCAGGAACTTCCGAGGCTCGCCATAGTCCTTGATGAGTCGGGGAGTGGACTTCGAGGGGGTTCCGGCCATGAGGACTAGGCTCCTTTCGAGAGGTTCGAGCGGGACGGCTGAAAGAGGGAGGTAGGTCAGGTCAGGGCGGGATAGGACAGGATTAGTGTCCACTGCCGCCCCGCCTGATTACTTCCGCTTCTTTTCCTTGCGATGACGACGGGCCATGATGATTCTCCTTTCGCACTGGGGGCCGAACGAGTCGGCTGAGGTGCGACTAGGGGAAGGATAGAAGGGAAAGGAGGGAATGGGAAGGCGTGGAGTGTAACACTATGGCGGGGAAGGGGCGGGGAGGGGAGAGGAGGCAGGGAGAGCGGAGGGGAGGGGCCTGAGTCAGTAGATATTCAGGATGAACACCCGGCCACTATGCCTCCGCCCCGTCCTGAAGTGGCACATGGGAATCCCGAACTCAGCCAGCGTCCCGTTGTCGATCCAGTTGTAGACGGCGGTGGGGCAGCGGCCCATAACGCGGGAGAACTCGGCCACGGTCAGCCAGTGCGCGCGCCACGGATGGGAAGGGATGGAGAGGCGGGAGGAAGAGGGGCGGTCGAGAATAGTGGACGGGTCCGGCTCTGGCTCGGCTACCACATCCTGCTCAGACATTGGCTCGTTTCCTCATATGGAGCATACTAGGCAAAAATTCCAACGAAAGCAAGAGGCAAGCAAAAGTCGGCATGGTGCGGATAGGTAAGGTATGATAAACCTAGGAGGTTGTTTTATGGAAAAGGGAGAAATTTCAATTCACGAGGCACGTCTCTATCGCGTATTCACCAAGTCACCCGCAACGTGGCTGACTAACAAAGAAATTGCACAACAGGCCAAAATTGCGGAGAGAACAGCCCGATTGCACACACTACGTCTGGTTAAACTTGGGATATTGGACTTGGCGGAAGTATTTCCTGCGCACAAGTTCAAACTGCCTCAGACAGCGGACAAGCGAAATCGAGGCTACCTTACTCGGCTGGAAAATGTGTGCGAAGTTTTTGGGATATAGAACTGAGATACTTGGGAGCGGTCATTTCCGTCCGCTCTTAACCTTAGCAAGCGCCTGCAACGCCATGTTAGTTTCCTGTTCCTGTGCAATCTGCTCGGCACCTGGATAATCTAAGGTTCTCAAGCCTCTTTCGGTAGAAACAATTCCCGATTTCATTAAATCAGGTGTCAATTTCTTGATTACGGCTTCCGACAGCGGCCTTACACTGGACTCGTCCAAAGCTATGTCGTAGGTTGTAGGATCAACGATTCCAGCCCATGATGCTTGCGTCAAGTTATCAGCCCCGCGATAAATCATGGTAGATTTTTGCTGATATTTACACATGCAGTCAAAATAAAAACTCCCCAGCGCCTCGCACGTGTCCGCGAGGAACCTCCCGGCCAGCTGAAGCAACCCGGAGGACTGGAGAACTGCGCTGTCGAACAGGTCGGTCGAGATATTCCCCGCGCCCGGTTCCCCCTGCCTGCTGGCCGAGAACCCAAGTACGTCGTTCTGCATCGAGAAAAGTTTGTCCACGGCCTGGAGGGAACCTGGCCCGATGGCCGAGGGGGTGATCGGCTGAGGCGGGCGCGTCCCTGGCTTAATGGTCACCACTTCGCCGGGGAGTCCGCCGAACCCATCAATGTCGATCCCCGTGTTCTCGTCGATCACCCAGAGCGCGTTGTTCATCCTGAGGCCGTTCTCGAAGATCTGCGAGTAGAATCGTTGCGCCAGCCGTTGCATGTTCTCGGTCATCCGCGTGACAGGAATCCCCCACGGGCCGAACAGAGGAGGCAGGACGTAGTTGGGGAACAGGGGAAAGCGGGGGGCCGGGATATCGCGCCGGGGCGGGTAAGGGTTGCCGCCGTCTTGGAGGATAACCCCCTCGCACTCCACCAGCCAACGTCCGTTAGGGTACTTCAGCCGGACTTCCGGGTTGATGATGGAGGTTGGAGGGAGGTCGGCGCGGTCTACCTCCTCGCGGGTGTAATCGCGGCAGAAGCAGTGGCGGACCAGCACGCGCCACTCCGAAGACTGAGTTTTGGCATTCTGGCCGGGAGTGCCGGGCATGGTAGACATCGGGCCGGGGGGTTGGCTGATCCCGTACCCAGCGTCCCCCGAGAAAGGCTGGAAGCCGCCCGAGGTGTGCCGCGGCTGGATCGCGCGGGAAGTCACTGGCCAGCGCAGGCGGACATCTTCGAGGTTCATCCACGTGCCCCAGCCGACGTAGGAGGGATTCCAGGTGTAGTCGGTCCCCGGATCGAAGAAGACCAGGCGGGGGTCAATAGACTTGGCCCACATTCCGCCGCGTGCGCGAGAGAGATCAGGATCGAACCCCGAGACAATCCACCCAGCTCCGCAGTATCGGGCGGTCAGCCCGGCCATCAGCAGGTGGAGGTTCATCTTGGAGATTTGCCACTGCGCCTGGAGGGAAACTTCGCGGGCGAGATCGCGCGGGGAGGAGGAGGGGAGAGAAGGGTCGGCGGACTGAGCGGAAGAGTAGGAGGGATCGGAGGAGCCGGGGGAGGGGAAAACGTACATCCGGGGGGAGAGATTGCTAACTTGGCTGGCCTCCTCCAGCATGATTCGCTGGAGCATCGGGATTGACAACGATGGGCGATAAACTGGTCCCGGCGTCATCGCGTCAGATAAGCTATACAAATCTTCCGCAGCCTTGGCGAAGTTTTCCCCCAATGCCCTGTTGCGCGCGGAGTCGGACGATTCCACCCACTGGGCCAAATGCTTGGCACGCGGGTCGAGACTCTCCTGCTTCCGGGACTTCCGCGCCGCGTTCTGAATCATGAAGACGTTCGCCATCTAACCTCGGACTACGCGCGGGAGCGGGCGCGGCGCTTGGTGGATTTCTTCCCGGACCGTCCAGCACCAATGCCGGGAAACTTCCTATGCACTGCAGCGCGGACTTTCTCCTTCTCCGATTCCGACCCATGCTGTGCAACCCTGGTAAGGGCATTCCGGGCATGGCTGACATCGTTAATCGGGTAGGCCCGCTTGCCGGGTTCAGCAAACTCGGACTTGGACATGTGCTTGCGTTGCCTGCCTGTCAGCTTGGCCATAACCTGCCTCCCATCCTACCACTGAATCTCTTGCACCGCCTGCCCTATTGCAACAGCACGTCGATCACGTCCGCTGCCGTCCCCGTAATGTAGAACTGGCTGGCATCCCCCTGGCTTCCCGAAAATGGTCCGGCGTTGAACTGGCCTCCCGCTTGAAGGAGCATTCCGCGCGAGGCGGTTACGGTGGAGTCCCCCAGATGACAACTGTGCTGCGCGTTGTTCTGGACGGTCATCTGGTTGAAGTAGGCGGGGGTGGCGGAGATTTGCGTGGCTCCGGAACCGAGGGTGACTTGGATCAGGCGGGCGGTCATCGGGCAGAACTCCTTCGAGGGGAATGGCGGTGAGGACTCTTACGCCTGCTTTTCCGGACTGCACCGTTGGCAATGCGAATGGCCTTGCCTTCGTCGCCGGAGGACGCGAGGACTGAGTTGGCCGTGGCCGACCACTGGCGCTGGCGGCGAGGGGAATCAGCTCGGAGGGAGTGTTTAGTCGCGTCCCTAGGTTGCCATGGCATTAGATCACCCCCTTCGCCGAGCGCGAACTAGACGGCGGCGGGCACGAAATCGAAGGGTAGAGGGCTGGCGACCGGGGTGGGCGGCGGGGGCCGAGGACTGCTCCCCCGCTTCGTCGGTTGACGTAGTGCGCCCAAGTGAGCGGGTGGTAGAGGAGGAGGAGGAGGAGGATCGCTTCTTTGCCTGCCTGCCCGCGCCCCCCGTCAGGGCGGACTTGGCATGGCCCAGAGCTTCGTCCTCGGTGGAGGCTACCCGACGGATCGTGCGCCCGGACTGGTCCTTCCCCTGTCCGCGCTGGTAATGCCGGACCACGAACCCGTTGTCGGCAGGTTCTATGGTGACTTCGGGAGGGGTCTGGTCTAGGGAGTCATCCACGGCGGCGGCCTCCGGAGCGGCGGGAGCGGCTGGAGCGCCGGGTCGAGGAGGAGACGCGGTGGGGGGTGTCGGCGCGGACGCCACCCGACCTGCCGGGTGGCCGGGCGGCGGGGTCGCGGAAGTTCTTCCGAGGGTTCTGGGGAAGGTCAGGAGAGAATTCGGCGGGGGAGCCGGAGGACTGGTACTTCGCGCGCGGGGTGGTGGACATGAGGGTGGAGACTCCCGGCTCCCTGAGACAAGGCTGGGGGTAGGATAAGGGAGAGGGAGGGGGGGAGGGGAAGGGGGAGGTGTAACACTAAGGAGGGTGAGGATTCTTGTGGACAGGATGGGAAAGTTTGCAATAAACTCTCCACATGAGATTCCTGAGCCTGTTCAGCGGGATTGAGGCTGCGAGCGTAGCGTGGCTGCTTCTGGGATGGGAGTGCGCAGCGGTGGCCGAAGTAGACCGGTTTCCCTGCACGGTACTTGCTCACCACTACCCAGAAGTCCCCAACCTGGGCGACGTAACCAAAATAACAAAGGATCAAATTAGTGCGTTAGGCCACATCGATGTGGTGGTGTTTGGCTCACCCTGCCAAGACGTGTCGATAGCAGGCAGAAGAGCCGGATTAATCGACTCCGCAGGACAGAGGACACGCAGTGGTCTATTCTTTAACGCAATGCAGATCGTCGAATGGACAAATGCAGAGTGGATTGTATTCGAGAATGTCCCTGGGCTGATAAGCAGCAACAAAGGAGAAGACTTCAATTTGGTGCTAGACTCTTTTGAATCTTTGGGGTACCATGTAGAAGTAGACATTTGTGATGCACAGTTCTTTGGTGTGCCGCAAAGAAGACGAAGGGTGTTCGCCGTATGCCACAAGCTCGCCGCTGGACTGAAGAGGAAGACATTATTGTCTGCCGTGATTACGCTGAAACTTCTGTTCAGCATCTGGCAACAAAGCTGGGAAGAAGCTACTCGTCGGTCAAAAGCCGAATCCTACACCTCGACATTCGACGCACGGAAGCGTGGACACCGGAACAAGAAAACTACATCCGAGCCAATTTCCAAAGCAAATCCGATAGAGAACTTGCTATCGATCTCAACAGAAGTCTGCGTGCCGTTGAAGGTAAACGGCTCAGACTCGGCCTCGACCGCGAAGGATTGCGCCGCTGGACTCCAGAAGAGGATCAACTTATTCGAAACGCTTTTGAGCAAGCTAAGCGACTCGAATACGGAGCCGGCGTCCTTAGAGACCTTGCTATCAATCTTGGACGAAACTTTTCAGTCCTCTCTGAACGAGCCAAAGAACTTGGATGCAGTTTCCGCGCAGCCTACAAACGAAACCCCCTCAGACGCGGGTATCGACGAGTCCGCAGCAGCACAGGCATCTTGGTCCTTGAGCACATTGCCGTTATGGAAGGCCGTATTGGACGCAGGTTACATCCTGCTGAACGAGTCCACCACGTCAACGGAGTCAAGTCGGACAATCGAGACGATAACTTATACCTATGCAAAAACGCTTCTGAGCATCGCCGAATCCACTGCCAGTCTTTTGGGATTATTGCCGAACTCATGGAGAGAGGAATTGTCTCTTTCGACCATGATTCAGGACGTTATGAAATTTGCAAAGGAGCGCCTTAAAAATGGATCGCCAAATATCGAAATTTCTAACCGAAAGGCAGAATCGATTTGCAACTGGCTTCTTGTTTTGCAGCAAGCCGAGCATCAAAACCTCGTTATCCGAAATCTTGGAGACAGAAGATGTTCCCCGACGCTTCTTCCTTTCACCGAAAGCCTGCGCGGGGATACTCCGCCGCGCCGAGAAGAGAGGGAAATCGCTCCCACCATCCCTGCACGCCGCACTAGCGACGGTGGTCTTGGGACAGACTGGGACTGCGACGGGGGATTGCGTGTCGTCTACGATTCAGGAATTCCAATGCAACGAGTGCAGGGAGATGAACAATATGGCTTGGTGGCCGATATGCGAATGGTGCGGCCATGGACAAGACACAGCAAAAGAGTAATTGTGTCGCACGACCCCGCCTGTACGCTGACCGCAAGAGAATTCAAAGGTCCGCTTCCTGAAGCGGACCTGTCTACCGTGGTTGCCTCCAGCACAGGCGCGGGATACTGGCGGGAAGGATTAGGTCCACTGCGAGGACGCACTCAGGACAGCCATGAGAACTTGGCTGCGCACTCTCTCCGCGCCGACGGGTTCGACGCCTCGGAGGACGGGACGGGGAGAGGGACTCCATTGGTGCCAGTGGCCTTCGCGCAGAACACTCGTGACGAGGTTCGCCTCCTCGGCGGGGACGGTCTGATCACAGGTGCGCTGGCCGCAGAACCGGGAATGAAGCAGCAAACCTACGTAGCGTTCTCCTGCAAGGATTCGGGAGCGGATGCGGGCGATATTACCCCAACTCTCCGCTCGATGAATTTTTCTGACAGTCACGCAAATGCCGGTGGGCAGGTGGCTGTTGCCTACGTTCCTGTTGTCGGCCAAACACTAACCTCTGGCGGAAAAGGAGAACGTGGAAGAATGGACCCCGTAAACACAGACTTGATAGCCTTCAACCTCCGTGGCCGCGAAGGTGGATCGCCGCCTGAACCCTGCGACCAGGCCAGCCTCCGCTCGACGGGCGGAGGAAGCAGCAGGAGTTACGTGATGTGTGATACCTTTAATAAAGAGGGTATCACACGTGGGTGCGCACAAAAAATCGACGCCGTTGCGTTATTGCGAGTTCTGCAAGACAAAATTGGAGAGAAAACTTTTGCCCAATGGGGACTTGGAATACTTAATTCACTTCAACAAACGCAAATACTGCAACAGGCATTGTATGGCCTCGGCATTCGACCAGCGCCATTCTCCCGCAGTTGGGTGGTCTACTGCACACTATCACGCGAGAAAGGCAATACCGCCTGGCTCCTGCAATCGCTGCGGGAAGCCCAATGCGAGGGATGTGCATCACCGGGATGGGAACCATCTAAACAATATGCTGAGCAACTTGGAGCGTATTTGTCGAAGCTGTCACAACCGGGAGCACAGAACCAGAAATTCATGCGCGATCTGTGGGAAACCTCAGAAAGGTTTGGGCTATTGCGACAAGCACTATCAACGATTCAAGAAATGGGGAAATCCCCGAATGACAAAACGCAATCAGCATCTTCCCCTTACGCAGTCAGAAGATTGACAGCAGAAGAATGTGAGTTTTTACAGGGATTTCCCCGCGGATACACCAAAATCAATGACAAAACAGCAGACGGACCTCGTTACAAGGCACTAGGAAACAGCTTCGCCGTCCCCGTCGTCCGGTGGATCGGGAGGAGAATCCAACTCGTTGCCGGAATCGACTGATTCCGAATCCTCAACCTGTTCGTCAACCTCCTCTTCCATGCTTTCCTCCGCTCCCCGTTCTAGTTCCCTCACCTCCCCCGGCTCCATCCTCAACCACCTTCCCAGAATCGTCGCCGGCGTCTCCGTGCTCTCCTGCTCGGTCTCCTTGGTGTACTGTTCGAGGTTGGTGATAACCGTGGTCACCTCCTTCAGGTCAATCGCCCCGCCCATGATCAGAGTGTCCAGGTTCTCCATCAGGTCGTGGCGGTAGCCAGCGTAGGCGGCGGTTTTTGACTTCTTCCGCCGCTCGTTGAACTTCTCGCCCATTTCGCGGAAGAGGCGGCGGGCGTCGGCGCGCTCGGAGTCGGACGGCCCGAGGGCTGCACGAACGGCCGCGTAGGCGGAAGGGGTAGAGCCGTCGGGCGGGGAGGAGGTTGCCTGTTGATGGTTCATCAGCTTGCGGATGTCGGCGGGGAGGGCAGGACCGGCCTGAGTCTGCTTCCTCT